CTATATAATTAAAAGAATTTTAATGAATAATTATCCTCTTTTTTTACAATGGTGTAAAAGAGAAAATTTTTCTCTCTTGCAATTTAAAAAAACAATTTCAAATCAAATAAAATTTTGTGATTTTATAAAAAAAAATTATAAAACAAAAAGTATGTTGGAAAATGTAGATAATACTCAACATTTTTTATATAATTTAACAAAAAAAAATAATAATAATAATTATGATTATGATTATCTTTTGTCAAATCTACGTATGAGTATTTGTGAGTTAGGATAGTATAAATTTTTTATTTATTATTTATTATCATTATTTATACTTATTGAATGAATTTTTTATTTATTATTTATTTATTTATTATTTATTATCATTATTTATACTTATTGAATGAATTTTACAAAAATTGTTATTTAACTCACAGTTTCGTCCGCAATTTTTATTATTTTTGTTTTTTTTTGTGCAAATGTATTTATATTGTCCATTTCCAATACTTTTCTTATTTTCCTTCCAAGCAGCGCTTGCATTATCAAAGTCAATATTTACTTCAAATAATGCATTTTTTTCGTATGTAGTTTGACTTCTTGTTTCCATTTCTTTAAATTACTTTTATAATATATTAATAATCTAATTATTTGTTTCAATTTTATTAAAAAAATTAAATAAAAATTATAATAATGTAATTATGATTAATGAAATAATTGAATGGAAATATTGTAGATGGTTGGTTTTATCTTCTTTTTTAATGATGTTCCCATGTGTATACAGTTATTATCATAAAATGTATTTTTATACAGTAACAACATTTGCTACTTCTTTAGTATCTGCTAATTATTGGAGAAAACCTAGATATGATTATAGAAGAAATTTAGATTTATTTTTTTCCAAATTATCATTTATTATATATTTTTCAAATGGGGTTATTTATATATATGAAAGTAAAAATATAATTGATTTTACAAAAATTAATATGATTTTAACTTTGTTTGGAATAATTTATTGTTATTATTTTTCAACAAAATTTTATAAATTAAAAAATAATAATTGGTGGAAATATCACATCTTATTTTATTTATTTGTAACTTATGAAAAAATGATTATTTTACATCTTTTATCATTTAGAGTAATTCATATAAAAAAAATTGAGTATTATTAATTCATTGTAATCAATATGTAAAAATAACAAAAATTATATGGGTATAAAAGATTTAAACAAATTTTTACAAGAACATGCAAACGAACACATAAAAAAAATACATTTCAATCAAATGTATGGCAAAAAGATTGCAGTAGATATTAGTATTTTTATGTATAAATATGCAGCAACAGATAGTTTAATTGAAAATATATATTTAATGCTTTCAATATTTCGTTATTATCATATTATTCCAATTTTTATTTTTGATGGAAAATCACCAAATGAAAAAAAAGATTTATTAATGCAACGAAAAGAAGAGAGAAAAAATGCAGAAAATGAGTATAACAATTTACAAATGAAATTAGATAGTAATTCTAATATGGAAGAATTAGAAAAACAAGAAATTATAAATAATATGAATAGTCTTAAAAAAAAATTTGTTCATATTTGCAAAAAAGATATTGAAATCGTAAAAAAATTAATACAATGTTATGGAGCAACATATTATGATGCACCTTATGAAGCAGATCAAATATGTGCATTATTAACAATAAAAGGTAAAGTTTGGGCGTGTTTAAGTGAAGATACTGACATGTTTGTTTATGGTTGTCCTAGAGTTATACGCTATTTTAGTTTATTAAATCATAACGCTATTATTTATGAAACAAAAGAAATTTTAAAAACATTGGATATATCTCAAATAGATTTGAGAGAAATATGTGTATTATCAGGTACTGATTACAATATAAATGATAATCATTCATTTAATTTATATTCTTCTTTTAAGTATTTTAAAAAATATAAAAAATCAAAATGTGAAAAACAATTTTATGATTGGTTGTTAGAAAATATGAATTATAAAATTGATAATGAATTATTAATAAAAATTTGCAATTTATTTGATTTAAATATGTTAAATCACATAAATATAAAATTATTTGATAATATTAAAATTACTAATGGTCAAATATTTAAAAAAGAAATGAAAGAAATTCTTACCTTAGATGGTTTTGTGTTTAATTAAAAAAATAATATAATAATTATTTTTTAATTAACTAATTTAAACAGCGCCTACCTCCTTGTTTGCCTTAGCAAAATGAGGAGACATGTATCTCTGAAGATTGAAATAAGTCAACTCATCAGTTTTCTTAAGTTTCAAAAGAGCAGCTAGTTTAGAATCAGGATTAATTTTGCGACCATTCTCCTTATCCTGTAGATTATTTGTGCGAATGTACTTATTAATATCACGAGTTACCTCAGTACGAGCCATTTCAGTTCCCTTATCCTTTCCCAAAAAGTTTGCCAACTCATCAGAAATTTTTGTTGGTTTAACAAAACCAGAAGGAGCGCGATTTCCTGCCTTACGCTTGCGCTTGGAAGATTGTTTCTGAGCAACTTTAATTTCACGAGACCATTTTTTCTCCAAAGTTCTAAATTCAGTTTTAAGATTAGAAATCATAACACTGATCTGGTGCATTTTTGCAATAAATTCAACAGATTGCGCTGCAGTAGATACTTCATTATCAACCAATTCAACATCAGAAACAACAGGATCTGATACAACAGGATCTGATACAACAGGAGCAACAACTTGTTCAACAGGAGTTTTCACTGCTTTCGTTTTCTTGGTTTTTTCAACAACAGGAGGAACTACAGATGCAGCAACAACAGCAGGCGATTCAATTTCGGCAGTTTTGGATGTCTTAGATTTAGTCATCTTATTATATAATACCTTAGTATTTACTTTTTAAGTAATTTAACGCAAATAATATTTTATTGTTATGATAATATGGTATATTTAGTTATTTATTTTTTTTTGTTGTTGTTTTTTTTTGTTGTTTTTATTTTTTATAAAAATAAAATAAATAAATAAAAAATAAATTTAAAATAAATTTAAAATAAATGAAAACATTGAAAAAGCCATGGCAATGATTCCGCTGCTTCCATATTTACTAAAGTTAACGCTCCTAAAATATAATAAGCGCCTAATGATTTACTATCTTTATCTATACCAGTATTGACCATTTTTTCTAAAACATTTAAAATACTTTTTTTTATAGTTAATATATTTGCTTGTTCATTTAAATAATTCAAACTTAAATATCTAAAAGGATCTCCAAATGGAGGACATATATTACGTTTAATTTCAGTTGATATTTGTGCTCTATAATTCCAAATATCTTGTAATTCTCTTATAAAAATAATTAATTTGATCTTATTTAAAGAAAGAAACCATTTTGCATCTGAATAATTTCCTAAAGAATCTATTGTTTGAAATAATGATAATGCTTGCAATTCAACTGCTTTTTCATTTGAAACATTTTTACTATCATCTTCATAATTTAAATTAATATTTATTTTTAAAATTTTATTTAATTTTAATATTGATTTTATATCTTTTAATACTTTATTAGGAATAAAATTGCGGTTATAAGGATTTTGAACATTACTTCCTTTTAAAAATAAATTATAAATAGAAACAATATCAAAACCATATATAAAACCATCATCGTCATTGTAACTAATAAATTGATTAAAACAAATATCTTCAATTGGTTCTAACGTAATAAAATCATTTGTATTTGTACATAATTTTCTATTTATTACTGCAGGTCCATGCAATTTTTTATATTTTTCTACAATATGTCTACGAAAATTTTTTTGTATTTTTATTATGTAAGATGAAAAGTATAAAAAAGAAAATATTCTAATTAAAAGTTCATGTTTATTTCCATTTATTTTTAATTTATAATGTTTTGCAAATAATTTTAATTGATTTAAATTATAATTGTAATTAGTAATATCATTAAAATTTTGAATAGTAGGAATAATAATATTATCATTATTCATTTTTATAGATTTTATTTTGACATTTGTTAATTCATTTAATAATAATTCTGATTTACATGTCATATAATTTATGTATGCATCAATATAATTATCATTATTTTTTATTTTCAAATGTGTTTTCATATAATGTCTATATATAATCTATATATTTTTCTTTTTGAATTATTTTTATATATTATTATTATATTACACGTCATAATACAATAAATTAGCATTATATCATAAGTCCGCGTTATATCATAAATTAAATAAATATTTTATTGAAATCATTCATTTGTATAAAGTTCTTTTATATTTATTTTCTTATTAAAAAAAAAATTGATTTAAAGATAACATCATTATATAACTTATACCTTATTGAAATGCAAACAGCAATTATTGACGCAACGAATATTGATACTTCTGTCTTTTCCTATAGTGCACCAAAAGCAAATCCTGCTGGCGGTAAAGTTGTTAATTTATTGAATAAAAATTTAAAAGAATCACTTACTTTAGCATTACCATTAATGTTAACTTGGGGTGCTCAAGAAGGAAAAGATCAAAATAAAAATCCTACTGGAAAATATACAATGTCACTTCAATTTCCTAATAAAGAATACAGTAATCCAGATGCTGAAGCGTGTTTGCTTGGTATGCGGGAAACTGAAGCAAAAATTAAAGCAGACGCGATTACTTATTCTAAGGAATGGTTTGGAAAAACAATTACTAGTCCAGATGTTATGGAAGAAAAATTTAATGTAATGTTAAGACACCCTAAATTAGAAAAAGATAGCGCTGAAGTAGATTTAACAAAACCACCAACACTTACTGTTAAGTTGCCTTGTTGGAAGGGTGTTTGGCAGTCAGAAATTTATGATGAAGATGGCGAACCATTATTTATTAAAGGAAGAAGTCCACCAGATGTTACACCGCTAGATTTTATTAAATCAAAAAGTCATGTAATTTGTTTGATTCAATGTGGCGGTCTTTGGTTTGTAAATGGAAAAGTTTCAATTACATGGAATTTGAAACAAGCAATTGTTCAAAAACCCAAAACATCATCTATTACAGAAGGCATTTGCTTTTTAAAACCAAAAGCATCAGATAAAGAAAAATTAAAGTTGCTTTCTGCTGCAGATGAAGATATTATTATTGATACTAATGATGTACCTAGTACTCTAGTAGAAGATAGTGATGAAGAAGATGATTTTGAATTACCTCCACCCCCTCCTGCATTGAAAAGACATGATTCAGTTGTTGCACCAGTAGACACGCCTGTGGAAACAGTTGCAGAAGTACAGGTAGAAACAGTTGCACCAGTTGAAGAAGCGCCAAAGAAAAAAACAGTTGTTAAAAAAGTAAAGTCAAAGGAATAAAAAT